ATTGGATTTCCCTGAATGATTAAAATAAAAAAAATTACGTTTGATGATATATCTCCTATGTGGGGAAAGTATCTACCCAACATGTCATTAGAAGAAACTTCTGCTATGTCTTGTTTTAAAAAGAGGACACAAGATCCAGAAACAATGAGACACGATGACGTTGATCACTATGATTTAGAAAATCAAAAATTTATTCCTACGTTTTGGGGAGCATTTGATGATGATAAACTCATAGGTGTTAACTCTGGACATATGACACTAGACAGACTTTATAGATCAAGAGGTTTATTTGTTAAGAATGAATATAGAGGACAGGGTATAGGAATGAAATTATTACTTAAAACTATATCACAAGGTTACCATGAGAAAGCACATGCAGTGTGGAGTTATCCTAAAAAAGAATCTTGGGAAACATATAAGAAATGTACTTTTATTCTATGTGGTGAGAATTTTTACTTTGAATGGGAACCCAATCTTAACAGTTCAGGCCTAAACAGTCGATGCATTAAGATTCTTAATAAATTAGAATTTTATAAAGTAAAGACCGACTAAACAAATTGATATAGTTCCCAAAAAGATTGATGCAAGGAGGAATGCAAATTTCAAAATATTTGTCGCACTCAATTCAATCGGTTCAGCCGGCTTACCTAAGCCCATAAAGGCTTTAATCGCACTAGTAAAAATCAAAACAAAAAACTGTTGAGAAACATTACAGCAAACATCATTGTTAAACACATGATCTGAATGATTGCTGGTACTACTACAAATAACTTCATTACATCAAAGTCACCTTTCATAAAAAAGTCAGTGTTGTTCCACTCATCAACTTCTTCAGGTGTTGCGTTTCTCATTACATGTATGCTATTTGTGCCATGCATACGAACATCGAACCCCAAAGCAAAGCATAACAAAATGCTTCCATCTTTCGGTCAACCTTCTTAAATATGCCTGACTTGTCTATTACTAATTTAATAGTATTCATAATACTCCTGTGTGTATATGTGTTTGTTGTAAATCTCTTAGTACTCTGTTTATCCCAGCGCCAGTCTCCATAGTATGGAGTGCTAACATTAACAGTGTATAAAAACTAATTCGGAATGCGTGTGTCATAGTATGTGTCTCATATAGGACTCATTGCCAAGATTGTAATACAAAAAATAACAGCAAGACTTATTAACTCTAATTGGTCTTTTATCTTCTGTATTTTTCTGACTGACATGATTCCTTTATATAAATGTAATTGATATTCACTTATAACGTAAGGTTATAAATGTTTCGACTCTATTTATGCCTCAGAAATAAAAACTATATTTTATCCATAAAAAAAGCACCGTAAAATTAATTACGATGCTTTAAGATTTTGAATCAGATTAAAAGTGGTAGTTATAACTCACAAATAAACTGTCTTCATCTATCATACCTGAAAAATCATCAGCGGTAAAGTCTGACCAACCTAGTGTCACATGTCCTTTTAAAAGATCGAAACCTTTTGATACAGTCCAGTGTGTTCCTATGCCTTCTCCGTCGCCATACGCCACGTCAACAACTTTTAACATTCCAGTTGAAAACTCAGTGTAGTCACCTGCATCATCTTGTCCCATATAGTGAGACAAAGTAACACCTAGTATACTTGCTGATAAGAGTATTTCTTCATAGTCTAAAGATGAGTCTCCGTTGTATGCGTAATCTATATAGGCTACGTTAAAACCGATATGTTCCCAATCTTTTTTAAGACCGACAACTGTATCGATTTCGTGTGAGGCTTTGCCGTCACCGAAGTCTACTTCTGATACCCACACACTTCCGTACATGCCACCCCACTCTGCATCTAACGATGCTGATAGTTGATGGTTACCTACGTGTTGTGACTGACCTCTGAAGATATAGTCTGATGATATGCCAACTGTTCCACCCATTGATGGTCCGGCGCTGACACTTGACGCAATACAAACTAATGATAATGCTATCACTAATTTAATCGCGGTATCGAAATGAGCCGATAGTAGACTCTTTATGCTTTCTAACATATTATTTCTCCTTGCATTGAAGCAACTGTAATTATAATAAGACGGGTTAATTCTTATTTGCGTTTGGTTTTGTATTTAGAGATTGATCCTCTGCCGCCACCGCTTCCGGTGCCACCTGATGATTTCTTATCTTTGCGTTTTTTCATCACAAAGAATACAACTCCAGCAATAATTGCAATTGCTAATATTGTTTGAAAATCCATATTGTTCCTCCATTAGATTTCATTACTTACGGATCAACAAATGCTTTTCCGTGTTATTATTTAGTCGGTTTTACCCATCCTAAATAGTATTATATGTAAAATCCGTTATTTATGCCCAAATTATCCTTATTAAACCAACAATTAAAAAATACTTCTTTATAAACACCCTAAAATGTACTAAATATTAGTGAGGAAATGCAATAATGCAAATATTTGAGGAGGACTCAATATGAATAATGTAATGGCAATGATCAATGATATGATCAAAGGACTTACTGGTATCGCTGTTGGCCTATTAGGGCTTGGCGTAGTAGTAGGCGTACTATTTGGCGACCTAATGGGTGTCAATGTTGTCGGTGGATTGTTAAATTTAGTGAACAGTTTAGGCGAAGCCGGATTTGTTGGCTTACTAGTAGCAATCATTTTAATTCATTTATTTACGAAAGAATAAATTTAAGAATTTATAAAAGCAGACTTCGGTCTGCTTTTTTGTGGCTATTGATCCACGAATGCTTTTTCAATAACGAACTCGCCAGTCTCTCTGTTTGACCCTTCAGTCATGCCTAAGTCTTTGCACCATTCAACTACGTCATAGTTAAACTGCATGTTGCCACAAGCCATAACACGATCACCTGGCTGTATGAATCTATTGTCGATTCGTTGATCACCTTCGCCAGTGACTAGAGGAGTGTATATCAATTTGTCTTTTAACAATTCATGTATGTCAGGCTCGTCTTCAAAGATTGAGGTGAGTTCTTTGTTATAGGCTAAGTCATCTCTATGTCTAGCAGAATGAACTAAGTGAATACTATCAAATGATTCAATAATATCTAAGTCTCTAATCGTTGACATGAAAGGAGCAAGTCCTGTTCCTGTTGCCAACAACAATAAACGTTTACCACCTGGAGTAAGAAAAGCATTTCGTAATGTTCCAGTAGTCTTCGGTAAGAGTACAAGTTCATCTCCTACTTTAACATTTGATAATTCATTTGTCAGAGGACCTACATTCTTAATACTTAAGAACTCTAAGTTCTCAGCCCAGGGAGGACTGACAACACTGTATGCTCTAATGACATTTTTCTTATACTTGTCACTCATCATTCCGATCATAGCAAACTCACCGGACTCAAATCTAAAAGATTCATCTCTAGTTGTTTTAATACTAAAAGTCCTATCAGACCAATGAACTATATTTGTTACGTTTACTTTTATCATAATATTGGTACCCGAGGCCGGACTTGAACCGGCATGATATTTCTATCGAGGGATTTTAAGTCCCTTGTGTCTACCAATTCCACCACTCGGGCTAATCTAGTTTCCATTCCATTTTTTCTTCTAGTGCGACTTGCACGCCATGTATGTAATCTCTATCTTCTTCACTTAGTACTTCCCAAGCAAAGGTAACTTTGTCTAACAAATCTGTTACTTTGTCTGGGTCAGCAAGATGTTCGTTGGCTTCCATGATACGTTGTATCTCATCCATTCTTGCATTCAACTTTTCACGTAATTTCATAAACTCTCTATAGTATATGGTGGAGCGAATAGGGATCGAACCTACGACCTGCTGGTTGCAAACCAGCCGCTCTCCCAACTGAGCTACCGCCCCAATAAACTGGAGCTCCCTGTCCGATTTGAACGGACGACCTACTGCTTACAAAGCAGTTACTCTACCACTGAGTTAAGGGAGCATCATTATATTTAGTGAGTATTATATCAGACACATTATTTTTTGTCAAAGGTTTTCTTACCCATTAAATAGTATTATGGACTTATTATCATTCTCTCACGGACAAACTCAAAGTAAACTTTGGTTATGTGATACTATTGAACAGTATATACCACAAGATGCCGTAGTTTCTATTATTGGGTGCTGGTATAATATGTTAGGTTTTATGCTTTTAACTCGTAAACGAGACATGTATCAGCACATCTTAGGTATAGATATCAACTCAGAAGCGACTAGAGGAGCTGATATACTCTGTCAGGGCTTTATGATTGGTGGAAATGCACAGTTAAGGAACGTTACGGCAGATGCTTCTACGTATCATATTCAAGGACACAGTGTAGTAATTAACACAAGTGTAGAACATATGACTGATGACTGGTTTAACAATGTTGATCCAAATGCATTAGTTTGTATTCAATCTAGTGACGTATCGAAAGAAGAAGAACCTTGGTTAGTGACGAATCCATGTTCTAATATAGAATCGTTACAAGAAAGATTTCCACTAACAGAGTTGCTATTCGCAGAAACAAAACTCTTTGATTATGGGAGTTCAAGTTACAATCGTTACATGATTATTGGTAGAAAATAATGTATGATTACGAGGACATAAGAACAGTACATTTAGAAATTACAGAGAAATGTAATGCCGCATGTCCTATGTGTGCTAGAAACATTAATGGCGGAGAAGATAACCCCTGGTTACAAAACGCTGAACTGTCATTAACTGACATCATTACTATTTTCCCTGATCAATTTATTCAACAACTTAATCATATGTTTATGTGCGGTAACTACGGAGATCCTATAGTTGCTAAAGATACATTAAAAGTATTCAAACATTTTAGAAGTGTTAATCCAACAATATATCTAAGTATGAATACTAATGGATCTGCAAGAACTAAACAATGGTGGAAAGATTTAGCAGAAGTTATTGGCACTGATGGCTATGTTATTTTTAGCATAGATGGACTAGAAGATACGAATTATCTATATCGTAAAAATACTATTTGGGATAAGATAATGGAGAACGCAAAGTCGTTCATAGATGCAGGTGGAATTGCTCATTGGGAATACATTGTTTTTGAACACAACGAGCATCAAGTCGAAGAGGCCAGAAGGCTTTCAGAGCAAATGGGTTTCCAAAAGTTTCAAGTTAAAACATCATCTAGGTTCTTTTCTAGTGTCGCAGGAAGCACTAAGTCATACATCAAAACATTAGACAGAACCGGTATGGAAATCGTCATCAGAGAGCCCAGAGGGGCGGCCTACGCTAATCAATTTACTAAAGAGATGTCGAGTATAGCAGAGGAAAAAGAAATCATTTTTCCAACAAAAAAAGTAGATTTATTAGGGAAGTTAACTCCAGAATTATTTAATTCTAGGTCTAAAGTTCAACAACATTATGACTCTACACCTATAAAATGTAAGGTAAAAGAAGAAAAAAGTATCTATGTAAGTGCTGAAGGAATACTACAACCCTGTTGCTGGGTAGCAGGACAAATGTATAACTGGTATCACACACCGAGAGGTAGTCAGATATGGTCTGTGATTAATAAAGTGGGTAAGGAAAATATTAGTGCATTAGATTACACAATTGAAGAAATATTAGAGAATAACTATTTTAATTTGATTGAAGATAGTTGGGGCAAGTCTAGTTGCAATGAAGGAAAGTTACAAGTGTGTGCAAAGACATGCGGTCTTAACGATGCCTTTGCACAACAATACTTATAAAGTACAGCCACCTACTTCACGTCCAGCTGGTGTATTCGCACATGCTTGAATAGCATCTAATACTCTTAGAGTCTCTATTGCTGATCTACCTGTAGTTAAATCGTTTACAGTAACATGCTGAATCACGTTGTTTGGATCAACGATAAACGTAGCACGTAAACATGCTCCTGCAGGATGAAAGAAGATACCTAATTGTCTGCATAGACTATAGTTATGACCTTCACCATGAGCATCTTTGTAACTTCGTTGAGTATCGGCAAACTGAGTGTGCTTGATTTCTCGCAACCCAGGATGTTCTTTTTGCCATGCTAATTTACAGAATTCATTATCAGTACTACCTGTCAATAGAACTGTGTCTCTACTTTCAAACTCATCGTTTAATGAATCATAGTCTATGATTTCTGTTGGACAAACGAATGTAAAGTCTTTTGGATAGAACATTAGAATCTTCCACTTACCTTCAAAAGATTTTTCAGTGATTTCAAAAAACTGATCTGTGTCTGGTTGACCTGGTTTAACCCCTGTTACTTTAAAAGGTGCTATTTGATCACCTACTGTTTTCATTCCCGCGTTACTTGGCATTGTTTAGCTCCTTTGTTTTGTATGCTGATGTATTTACACATGTTTTCTAGTGCAAAAATATTTTTTCAGTTTAAAAGGACTATATACTTATATGTCACAAATTTGTCACAAAACTGTAACAATACATACACACGTTGACATTTACTAGGAAGTTATGAAGAAGATATACAAGAAATTTCACAAAATGATGAAGTCCGGACGGTTAAACAAAGTCTGGAACAATGCGATAGTACACTCTAATTAAAGTTTTTTAATTTCAGATTTTGCTTTTTCTGCTGGCTCAGCAGATAATCCACATTTTCGTTGGAGCAGTTGAACTCTCCGATTTCTTTGCTGGTTGGCCTTAAGTGATCGTGTATTTAACCTACGTCTATTACCCATTAGATACGTCTCCGTTGTTACTATCTAAGTTTTATAAATTTTGGATCGAGTTTCTCGTAAAAATAATCAGCAACCATACCATTAGCCATTTTACTCATATGTCTATAATCTCGGTTGCGGTAAAAATAACTTTTGCATCTAGGTATAAGTTTCTGTAAAAAGAAATACCTATCTGAATCACTTAACATATTGTCCATGTGATTGTGTGCGGCTAATTGTGTATAGATAGAATCTAATGAGGGCCATTTAGGTGTAGAGAATGTTTGATACTCTTCCCTGCATAAAAGCATAAAAATATCATATGGGATATCGGCATATTTAAAGTCATAATCTCTCACATAAGCATGAGCATCTGGGAAATGTCTATGTAGAATTTTTTGCATTTCAGGATCCCAACACCACGGGGGAATAAATGCAATTTCTGATCCATGCGGCCATTCATATGATTTGAGTATATGTATCTTTTGTTCAGTAGAGTTAGCATCTGCAAGTTGATCTGCTGTTGCTCCACCGTGTAGATTAAACAAACAGAATGTATGTTGAACATCAAAATACTTTCTCATTTTATCTACGATTAGATGATAAGAGTCAGGTCCTAAGCCATCAACTCCACCATTAAGAATTGGAATGTTGACTCGTTCTTGTAATTGACTAGGCCAACTATGTTCTAATGGGCCGCCGACATTCATAGTGAAACTGTCACCGATTGCTAATATGATTTTTGCTTTTTTGCCGTTGTCATTTAATGCTTCATAATCATAGTCAGCACGAAATCCCCATGAATTGAATGTGTAATCAAAATCTCTGTCTGGGTGCAATTGCATATATGCAGAGTAAAAAGCCATTTGACTAAACATCTTGTCTGATGCACATTCTTTTACTGTTTTGTTTCTATACTTTAGAAGCTGGCGCCAAAGTTTTTTTGGCAAACCGAAACCCTTAGGTGTCATATCCATTCTTTGTTGCTCAGTGAGTTGCATTTAATTTCGGTAATTCGTTTTTTTGCATCTTCATTTGCTAATATTTTGTCTTCATTTGTATAAACAGACCAGTTTGCAATATCATTGATCGATCTACCGCATCCTTGACATATATCAGTTACATCAAAATCAATATTACACGATCCAATACAAGGAGACTCAACTGTGTTTGTCTCTGTAATTATCGACGGCTGACTTAATCGCATCTTCGGCTAGTACCGAGCAGTGGATCTTGACCGGCGGGAGTGCGAGTTCTTCCGCGATTTCAGTGTTTCTAATTGTTTCTGCTTGTTCGATGTGTTGGCCTTTGACCCATTCTGTGAGGAGACTACTTGATGCAATTGCAGACCCGCACCCATATGTTTTAAACTTAGCATCTTCTATGACTCCTTGGTCATTAACTTTAATCTGTAGTCGCATCACATCTCCACAAGCGGGTGCACCTACCATTCCAGTGCCAACATCAGGATCGTCAGCATCCATTACACCTACATTACGAGGGTTTTCATAATGATCTATTACTTTATCACTATAAGCCATTAGCATCAACTCTTGTTGATACTGCGTTTTTAGTCTTACTCATGTTCGACTCCTTTGTCTGACTCTATTTAGTCTTAGTCTTCTTCTTCGTGCTTGTTGGAGCTTCATTAGGGAATAAATTAATTTGCTCCCAAGGTAAATATTCTTTTCCAAAGTGACCGTAGTTTGTAGTCGCATGATAGATAGGAGAGAATAGATCAAATCTGTCGATAATACCTTTAGGGGATAAATCTACGTTTTCAGTGATCCACTTAGTTAAGTCTCTACTGTCTTTATCACTTTCTACATAAACACTAGTAGGTTGATCGACACCTATTGCATAACTTAATTGAATAGTAGCCCAATTTGCTTTACCACTTGCTACAATGTTCTTAGCAAGATAACGAGCCATGTATGCCGCTGATCTATCTACTTTTGATGGATCTTTTCCGGAGAATGCTCCACCACCATGAGGCGCACTTCCACCATAAGTATCTACAATGATCTTTCTACCTGTCAAACCTGAATCTCCGTCAGGTCCACCAACAACAAATCTGCCTGTTGGATTGATTAAGTATTGTGTACCTTCATCTAAGAGTTCTGCTGGTAATGTTTTTTGAATTACTTCTTGTATCTGTGCCCTTACAGTCTCTATATCGACCTGTTCTGAATGCTGTGTAGAACAAACTACTTTATCTATGCGTTTAACTGTGCTATCGTCATTGTATTCTACTGTGACCTGTGATTTAGAATCAGGACCTAACCAAGGGACAATGCCTTGCTTTCTAACTGCTGTAAGCATTTCTACAATTCTATGTGAGTAGTAGAGTGGGGCAGGCATAAACGTTTCTGTGTCCTTATTAGCATAACCAAACATAATACCTTGGTCGCCAGCACCGAAATTGTCTGTTCCTAATGCAATATCAGGAGACTGTCCGTGTAGTAGATTAACAACCTCTAAGTTGTTCCAATGAAATCCGTCTTGCTCATAGCCGATATTTTTAACGACTCTGCGTACTAGATATTCAACATCTAAACTATCGATATGTCCTTTGTATTCACCTGCAACTATTACTTTGTTTGTGGTCACTAATGTTTCACACGCACAACGTAAAGTAGGATCTTTGTGTTGCATGAATGAATCTAGTATTGCATCACTAATTGCATCTGCGACTTTATCCGGGTGTCCTTCTGAGACACTTTCACTCGTAAAATAATAACTCATATATGGTCCTCTATAGTATATTGTATACTAATATTTAATACGTGTCAAGGGGTAGGTAGAAAAAGTTTTTAACCGATTAGGTCCCAACAATCACAGTTACAATGAATAACATGTTCAATGGCTTCAGCAGTACTTTGTTTTGGTATAAACGGAGGTCTAGGTCCCCCTGGTTTGCCTCCTCCGTTATTGACTCCGACATTGCCGGGTCCTGAACTAAAGTTTGTAATATCGTTCGGCTTTTCTGCATTAGGTACTCGTTGTCCTGCAATTACTTCAGGAGGACCAACAGAAACAATAGGCCCTATTTGAGGATTAGGGTCACCGTTAATAAGAGGATCATACGATCCAGGTTTTTCTGAACTAATTGGTACGAATGTAGGTGAAACATATATACCACCTGGGCCTGATTCAATGGGTCCGTCTACTCCAGCAATTACTGGCCAACTCGGAATAACAAATTCTGCACCATTGATTTCGATACCTTCTTTTGCTCCTTCAACTGTTCCATTTGCTAACTGTTTGTTTTTTATATCCGGGGGAAGCAAATCAGAAATATTATTATTAACTGGTATTCCGCAGTTTGCAAGTGCTTTCTCATTGTTTTCTTGTCTTAATTGTGCTACAATATTTTGTCCTACATCACATGCTCTATCTACGATTAATTCTAATGTCATTCTTGCGCCGACGCCTTGAGGACTTTTGTAATCAGAATAATCTGGTACACTATCAACAAATGTTACTAAATCTTGGTTAGTATACACAAAAGGATCTCTTTCTATTTCTACTCGTCCCAAAACATTGTATCTAGTACGTTGTTCAACTTTCATTTGTTTACCCATTGTATTCCAAATGACGTTTAAACTTTCGACTTTTAATAAGTCCTTATCTACAGAAGTCACATTAGTAATTTCTGTATTTGCTTTATTAATGTAGTATTGAGTTACAGTATTGTAATTGTAGGCTGTTCCATTTGGCGAGTTTGTTCCGCCTGTTGCTGGATCATATCCATATGTTCCTACAGGGGGAGTTTCAAGTACTGCTGTCGGTATATTATTTGTAGTACCTGTTCCACCTGTAATAGATATTACTCTACCGAATGTTCCTGTACTATTACTACCTGTATCTTTATCACTTCTTCCTATAGTTGCATCACCAACCAATCCATCTGAGAACGTAATGACTGGATCTGGTGCACCACCTCTTCCATAACCTCCACCTGCATTAGTGATCGTCCAACCAGTTACTGTATATGGACCTGTACCAGTGTAGACAGGAGAAATAGTGGCTTGCTCCCATGAGACTGTTAAAAATAGTTGTTGATAAATGGCTGCCAAGGCTGATATAGATGCTTGAGCAGTTATGTTGCCGACTTCATTGTCTCCTGCAAGATAACTGTACAGTAGATTCCAAGCATATGGTTCACCAGACATATTTCCGAAGAAATCCATCATTCTAAAAGTTCCGCCTGGGCCTGAACCTAAGGCTATTTGCAATGCAACTTCATCTGCTAATGGATCTTTGACTGGTTTTTGTAAATTAGTACTAGTTGCTTCTGTACCGTTTGCCCCGGGACCAACGTCTTGCATTGTTTGTAAGAATTTTAGACAGTCGCCTAACTCTCCTGGAGTTAACTGTTCGATATTACTAATCTGCAAGAAAGAATATCTAACTGCGGCTGCCGCTAGTCCTACAGCAGTGGGAACAACAACATTTGGTCCTCCTAAATATGAATCAAAGCCTATAGGTAACCTAGTTGTCGGTTTATCTTTTGCTTCACCTAGACTTACTGTAGGCGCGCCTGCGGTGATAAGTGACCCTACAATGTCTTTAACATTTGAAGTGTTGATTGCACTGTTTATTGATCCATCTGTGTTATAAATTAAGTAATATGTTTTTGATCCAGTCGGCCTTCCTATCTCATCATTATAAACAGGAACTGTAAGTGTTACATTAGAGTTTTGAAATAAGTACCACGGGTTTAATAGATCAGCCAAAGTACGAATCTGTGATTTTTCATCATCAGTGGTGCATCTCCAAAGAAACCAATCACTAGATGTTAATGATGATGCACATGCAACTAAGTTGTTGCCGGTTATTCCTAAAAAAGCAGTGTATATTTTTCGTTCTTCTTCTTCAGTTCCGTTAGTCTTTGTAGTTGATAATTTTCTAATGTCTTTTGCAGATAAACCTGCGGCTCCCAAGTTTAAATTTAAATCTTGCGTGAGTCCACCGGCATCATGTAATTGTTGAAGTAGAGTTGATGGGAAACCAAATCGATCTAATCTTCTAAAATCAAAAACTTTTTCTAATTGTTGTAAATCAAAGGCAAGTCCTTCAGTATATAAACTTACCCCAGTCATATCACCTGTAATTAAATCATCCATATTACTGAATGTACCTTCTAAGAAGGTTTTTGAATTATTTGCTGTATTAATTGTTTTGTTAGTGAATTGAGCATAACCGTAGGCTTCATTAAATGATCCACAGAAGTTTTCATATTGTGGATCTGGATTAGAGTCTAAGTTTGCACCCTCTGATCCTACTTTTGCATGAAAGTTAAATTCGTTGTGTGCTTGTAAAGCATGACATCTAATCCATCCCCATTGAGTAATACTCTTGTTAGCATTCGTAGTGTCATATGGTAACCAGGTTGCTTCTTGTCCGTAATCTGTAGCACTACTAACTGAATATCCTGCATTTGCTGGAGCCGGTAATGCCCCTGTTATTCCTTGAGATACTCCAAACTCAACTGCTTTACAATCTGCTGAGCCTTCTGTTTTTCCTGCCCAAGAGCCTGATGGATCAACTGCTATATATGTAGGTGGTTTTGAATTACCTAATGCATAACATTCGTTGTTGTCTCCGCTGATAGAAATAAGATTGTTATATGTAGTATCGTTGATTAGACCTCTAGCAAACCCGTCATTGATAGCCCATGTGAGCATTCTAAGCACGGTTCCTTCTATTAGTCTGCCGTATGTGTAATCAGAGTTTGATTTACTAATACCCATAAAGAATTCAGCATTAGAATTGATTTGAAGACATCTATTCTGTAAGATGCCTCCTAATACGTTTATGCCTAGTGGACTTTGTTTACCTGTATCAGCCATATATTATCCTAAGGAACAAATACTGTAGCACAACCGTCAACGATCTTGTGCCCGCAATCATTGCCTGATCCTACTCTGAGAACTGGTTTGCCTTCAGCAAATACAGTTGGACTACCTTCTGTAGTCTTTGCCGCTTTATGAGGTTTCTCTTTTGGTTTGGGTTTATGAGGTGTGATATCACTGACATGAAGACCAACCGGTTTGCCTTCAGCAAAGACAGTTCCGGCGCCATTTAAAATCTTGCCGCCTGTAGTATTTTTATCGTCTTTGCGGCTCAATTTGGCCATGTAATTTTATCCTACTAGTATCTTTTTGTCGGGTACAGTTATCCCTGTAGTAGCCTCTCTATACTTGTCTTTAACTTCATCTGCTGTCGTTGCAATAAAAGAAACACTAAGAGTATTTAGTCTTACGTTTTCTGTCGCATTTGCAGAGAATACACTAGGTACTAGTGCCATTCCAGTTTGACTAGGTGCTAACGATACTGGATCTGATAGTTCAAGCCAACCGTCAGAATTTCCTACTACTTTAGCAACAATTTCTTCACCACTAAAGATTTTAAGGGTATAGATTCCCCCTACTTTGATATCTTGTATTGCTTTGTTTTCCATTATTGCTCCTAGTCGTTTGAGTTACTGTTATAATTAATCATTTCTTCTTTTAATTCCATGAATCCACCTATGTATTTCTCACCTAAAAAGATTTGAGGGGCGGTACGTGCATTAGGTACTACTTCTAATAAGTTTTCTAATGTATACCCATGACCAATTTTCTTTTCTTCAAATTCAATGCCTTTTTCTTCAAGTAGTTTCTTTGCTTGATCACAATAAGTGCAGTTATCTTTACTCCATACAATGGCTTTCATTTTTTCTCCTAAATAGTTTATTGTTCTATGTATATTTAATACGATTTTCTACAGTCAAATAAATTTTATGCTAACTCAGGTAACTCGTCATAGTCAAGTGATTCTGACATAACGCCGATTACATAGTTAGTTGATTCATTTTCTTGCAGTGCAGTTTGCTTCTTGCTAGTATCACTATGCTTGTTAAACCAAGGGATAGGACTTGCTTTTGGAGCAGAACTTTCATACTTAATGTTGATTGCTTTCAACGATTCTAATGCAGTATAATCTACAAACTCTTTTAGAATATTTGCATTAAGGCCGATCACAGGACCCTTTTGAAACAAGTAATCTGCCCATTCTTTTTCTTCTCTGATCACATCCATATACATATCGTATACTTCTTTCTCACATTCTTTTTGTGCTTTAGCAAATCTTGGATCTTCTTTAACAACTTGCTTAATGATCCAGCCTGTCCAACCTTTGTGCAATAGTTCGTCTTGTAAGATTAATGAAATAATATTACCGTTGCCCATAAAGATTCTGTTCTCTACCATTGCTAATGATGTAGCAAATGATACCATGAATCGTAATGCTTCTAAGGCATAACTTGCATGTAGAGCCATCCAGATTGCTTTGATATGTTTTTCTTCATCAATCTTCTTGCCCATTTCTTTTTGACAGTTGATTACATGTAGAGCATCATAGTATTCACATACTGAAGATGCCATGTCAGCAATTTCTTTCGTGTTGTGAATAGTATCAAAGATATCTTTAGGTACGTTATAGATGTTTCTAATGATATGACTGTAAGAACGTGAATGTATGTTAGTCTCAAAGAATGACCAATTATACATTAGTGCTTCTAGTTCTGGTAGACTCACAACAGGAGTAAAGACTTGTACAGGGCCTCTGCCTTGTAGACTGTCTAATGCTGTTTGTCTAAGCAAGTTAGCAGTAAAGATATGCTTGACAGCATCTGATGCATCTTTGAAGTCTCCTGCATCTTTAGTTAGACTAATTTCTTCTGGTATCCAAAAGAAGCCTCTTGCAGTTTCTTCAAAGTTTGCTATCTGATCGTACTTAACTTCTTCAAATCGTTGAATAGTTACAGGACCGGCAGGGTCTAAGAACATTTTATTGTCTAGGTAAGTTGTTTGTTTTGTTAAATCGTATTGTTCTTTGCTCATTTCTATTCCTTAAAGTTTACATGCTTCGCAGTCATCATCTTCAAATTCTGGCTCTGCTATATATTGTTTTGCTATGTCTTGTACTACATTTTGTTCGTCAGTTCTTTTGACCCCAGCTTTATTTATTAAAGAATAGTAAAAAGTCTTAAGTCCCCATTGATGTGCCTGCATTAAGTTCTTTGCAATCAATGTTGTAGGAACTTTTTGATCTTTAAAGTGTGCAGGATTGTAAAATGTGTTAGTAGATATACTTTGATCTACATAGGCCGCTAATACTGATGCAGTTTTTAAATACGCATCACAGTCTTTCTGTTCCCACATCAACTGATAAGAGTTTCTTACACGTTTAATGTGATAGTCAGGCACTACTTGTGTCAACGATCCTGCTTTACTTTCTTTAACAGAGATTAAACTCATTGGCATTTCAATACCGTTCGTTGAATTGATAACAACACTAGATGATTCGACTGGTGCAATTGCCATTAGAGTTGCGTTTCTAACACCATGCTCTTTCATATCTTTACGTAATGTTTCCCAATCACATTCTGGTTTAAAGTTTGCTAATTTATTAACACCTTTTGCTCTACGTTCCCAAGGGAACGTTCCTTTACCATACCATGTCTTGTGACTATCTAAACACGGGCCTCTTTCTTTTGCTAATTCTACTGTTGCTTCTGTTAAGAAGAATGCTTGATGTTCCATCCATGTCTTAACATCTTGTAGAGCATCTTTGTCACCATATATGTAATCACGTTTTGCATGCCAGTATGCTAAGTTAGTAACACCAATACCCAATGGTTGTATTTCATCATTGCTTAACTTGCTTTGAATAGATAAGAAATCTTGGTAATCTAAGATATTGCACAAACTACGTTGTAGTATGCGACATGCTCTACGCATGTCCTCAGGGTGTCTGAATGCTCCCCAGTTGATCGATCCAAGTGTACAGAGAGCAATACGTCCCGTATCATCATCTAAACGTTTAAAAGGCTTTGTAGGCAACAATATCTCACAACATAGATTGCTCTGATAGATAGGATGCTCTGTAGTATCAAACGGACCTTGATTAGATACGTTGTCAACATAGACTAAGTATATTCTTCCTGTGTCTGTTCTTTCTTTTAAGATACCAGACTTAAAGACTTCTTCTGCTGACATGACTTTCTTCCGCAGGCTACGGGACCTTTCGTATTTGATATACAATTCTTCAAATTTAGCAGTATCTGAATAAAATGCTTCATACAGATCAGGCACTTCGTTTGGATCAAAGAATGTAATATTGCCTTTGTCTTTAAATCGTTTCCAAAAGAATGCGTTTAGACATATACCATAGTCCATGTGTCTGACTCTTGTCTCATCTGTTCCTTGATTGTTTTTAAGTACAATCAAATCATCAAACTGATGATGCCAGATAGGATAAAATACTGTAGCACTAGCATTACGAATACCACCTTGTGAGCATGAACGTAAGTCTCCGAACCACTTCTTTAGAAAGGGTATCATTCCCGTATGCATGATCTCTCCGCCTCTTATAGGCGATCCTAGGGGTCTTAAACGCCCTATTTCAAGACCAATGCCTGCACGTTTACTTGCATACTTGGCCATCATCTCACCAGAAGCAAAGATGCTGTCTAAGTCATCATCACTCTTAATAAGAACACAAGAACTAAACTGTTTAGTAGGCGTTCCGAGTCCTGCAAGTACTGGAGTTGCTAACGTAAATAGTCCTTCACTAGCACATTGGTAATATTCTTTAATGTATCTCATTCTTGCAATTGCTGGTTCTTCTTTATGAAATACAGTTGCGGCCGCAATCATGTATCTTACTTGTGGTGTTTCATATATTTGACCCGTCGATCTGTTTCTAACAAGATACTTACCAATCATCTGCTCAATTGCGGCATAAGATGCATTCTCATCTTTTTCATGGTTGATAATTTTATCCATCTTGTTCCAGTCTTCTTCTGAATACCATTCAAGTAACTCTGGAGTATACAAGCCTGATTCTACATTGGTCTTTACAATCTGATATAGATGAGGTGGTTGATATTGTCCATAAACATCTTTTCGTAGCATAGATAAACGTTGTTTTCCTGCAACAAACTGATAATTTGTATGTCCTGTCTCTGGACTTTGTTCTTCATCGATAAGATCAACGATAGCACGTAGTGTTAGACCATCGATTTCTCTAGTAGTAATACCATCAAAGAAATGAGGTTGTGATGTGATCTCAATCATTGACTGTGATACATCAGATACACCTTCACATACTTTTGCTATTTGGGCTTGCCACTTTTCTAAATTTAACTCTACTATTTTTCCTGATCTTTTAGTGACTTTAATGTTCATTCTTTACCTAATTAATTTTGTTATATAATGTCTCTATATCAATATGCTTGACATTTGTAAAATCCGACAGCACAGTATTTACTACTGAGTCGGGCCAATAATTCAACACATACTTTGCGTTGTCCACTAAGACTAATACTACTTCTGTGTTATTATAATCGATTGCTGTGGCTAAGTCAACATCTTTTATACCCAATATTGCCAAAGTATATATGTTGCCTAAAGCACGTGCATAAAAGCAATAGTGGTTATCATGTATAAGTTGCCACGGGTTAGGCCAATCTTTTATATCATGTGGATGAAGATAGTAGTTATTTAGCGGACATTGTTGCCAAAATCTATCTACGTCTATGCATACTTTTGATAGTTCTTCTTCTTTCAATGATCTTCTTAACTCATACCAATCTGCTAACCGAGCATCAAAACTCAACGTAAAAGTATTCATACATCTACTTATCTTGGGTACGTATACTTTATAAATTCCGTATATGGAAAGAGAGACCTTCGTCTCTCTCTACATGTTAAGTGTGACTTAACGATTCTAAGGTAGTTAGAATTAGTTTTTACCGACTAGTACTTCACATACTCCGTCTGGTGTTTCGCCGTTATATCCTGTGATTGCTTTACCAATAACTGAACCTGCTTTAATATTATCAGGGTCACCTTTGCAACCGTATCCTGATTGATCAGAAGTTACGATTAAATCACCTTTCATTACTGGGCCGATTACTTTACATGGTACACGTCCGATCAGTGCTAGTTCTACAACATACTCGCCTTCACCTGCTGTGCATTCTGCATTATAGACCTGAGCCGGGTTCGTTGATACGATACCTGCAACGCCTTGAGACATGTGTTTTCCAGTTGTTGATAGTTCTGCTTCTCCACCGAATACTACTACTGTTCCTGCTTCATAGTCTTGGTCTGCTGTGTATTTCTCAGCCAAATCCGCGTAAGTAGCGTTAAGTGTTGATCCTGCTGTCAGTGTATAGTCACCAGTAATAGTACCTGCTGTTGAACTAGACCCTGTAGTAATTGTAGTAGACTGCATTGTTCCAGCATTCATTGTACCATTCACCGTTAATGATGATAATGTACCTGTACTTGTAATATTCGGCTGTGCCGCTGTTGTTACTGTACCTGCTGTTGTTGCACTTCCTGCACTTCCTGCTGAACCTGAGACGTTAATTCCCCATGTACCTGATGCGTTTGTACCAGTTGTACTAGGTGCTCCGATTGTGTTATAAGAAATAGTTCTTGCTGTACCGCCATTGAATGCTGTACCTGAAGCAACTCCTGATCCACTATTGTTAAATGTTGCTGAACTTGTTGTGCTTCCTGCTGTTGTAGCAGAGCCTGCTGTAGTTGCTGAACCTGCTGACGTTGCACTTGCTACAGTACCTGAGACATTTGCTCCTGCTACTGAGTTTGCTACTTGAGCAAAGTCAACTTCACCAGATACATTCTGTCCTGCTACTGAACCTGCTGAACCACTTACTGAACCAGAGATTGTACCCGAGACTGTTAAGCCTGAGAGTGTACCTACAGAAGTAATGTTAGGTTGTGCGGCTGTTGTTACAGTACCTGCTGTACCTGTTGTGTTCTGATTCAGAGTTGCAACGTATGCCGCTCCGATTGCTGTACCATTCCATACACCTGTATCAATTGTGCCAACTGATGTTAGTGATGAATCTATAACACTTGAGTTAAGAACTGTATCAGTCAATACACTTGCGCCTGCAGTAATTTGAACGTTCGCCGCCGCTGTCATTTGACCTTTGCCATTCACTGTGAATGTTGCGTTGTGTGTTCCGTTACCGTATGCTTGTGCAGATACTGCTGTATCTGTGATTGAGAATGTTGAACCAGTTAGTGTAAGTCCAGCACCTGCTAAGAATGATCCTGCTCCTGAGAACTGAACAAATGTAGCCGCGTCTGTACCAATTGTTACTACTGGGTCTGTCATTACAAAACCAGTGTCATTTAATGTAGTACCTTGTTGTATGAATACAAAGTCACCACCAGCCATTTCAGCTGGAGTATCAAAATCTGATGCTCTTGTTAAGATTGTTGCTGATGTTTTGACATATATACCGTTGTTTGCTGGTGCCGCTTCATTTTTAACTAGAACTCTGTCATCAGTCGAAATACTAATTCCGTCTAATGTATTGAAAGTTCCTGAAGATGTTGTTAATGTTGCACCAACTCCTGCTGTTCCGTTATTATAAGTGATTGTACCACCTGTAATAGATGTAAGTGTACCAGGTGTTCCTGCTATACAAGGTGCTTGTATTGCAAGTCCTTGTGCTAAGTCATCAACATACTGCTTAGTAGCGGCATCTGTTGATGCTGTTGGTTCTGCTAAGTCTAAAATTCGTTTTGAACTAACTGAGACTCCACCTGTTCCTGTTGGAGCAAGTGTTACTGGCTGATTAGTTCCAATTGATGTAATTGTAATACCTGCTGTTTTACCAATGATGTTATCAGTTACAACATTTGCTGTAGTGTCTACGTTTCCTGTTGTTGTTACAGAACTTAAAGTTCCTACTGAAGTAATGTTTGGCTGTGCGGCTGTTGTTACTGTACCTGCTGTTGTTGAAGTTGCTACTGTACCAGTAATGTTGCCGGCAATAATATTATCTAAACCACCTGCATCACCTGTAAATACTCCTGTGTTTGCTGTGATTGCTGAAGCAGTAATTGTTCCGTTAACACCTAGACCACTTAATGTGCCTAATGATGTAATGTTGCCTTGTGCGGCTGTTGATACTGAGCCTGCTACTGAAGCAAGAGCAACTGTACCAGAAACGTTAGCACCCGCTACTGCGTTTGCTGTCGCGGCGAATGTTACTTCACCTGAAACGTTTGCACCTGCTACTGCGTTAGCACTTGTAGCATCTGCGGCTAGAGTTGCTAAAGCAACTGTACCTGAAACATTAGCACCTGCTACTGCGTTAGCAGTTGCCGCGAATGTTACTTCACCACTTACGTTTCCACCGGCTACTGCGTTTGCTGATGTTGCACTTGTTGCTAATGCAACTGCGCCTGATACATTGCCACCTGCTACAGCATTTGCTGTTGCGGCGAATGTTACTTCTCCAGTTACATTTCCACCAGCAATTGCTGATAAGTTTGCACCGTCGCCTGCGACATATGTAAATACACCACCAGTACCTGCTACATTACCTGACGTAATGTTTCCAGTTACTGCTAATGCACCTAATGTTCCTACAGAAGTAATTGCTGTCTGTGAAGCAGTACCTAATGAACCGTTTAATGTGGTTGCTGTAACAGTTGGTGCTAATAAAATGTTTGTTGCTTTATCAAATGTAAATGTTGAGTCTGCTCCGAAGTCTCCGTCATCGTTAAAGATAACTTGAGTGTTTGCTCCAGCTGGCTGTTGTAAGTCCCAAGGGGCGCCGTTAGCATAGTAAAGATTGTCTGTTTTAACACCTGCTATAGCAGTAATGTTTCCAGTTACGTTTAAATAACCTGTTGTTGAAATACCTTCTGAGTTATCAGTGGTTTCAATCATAAAGATGTTTGCTTTGCCTGATGAACTATACTTCAATGCACCTGCTTGATTATCTTGTAGTTCCCAAACAGGACTAGATTCGATAGATCCAATGCCACCGCCTGCTATATATAGAGCATAGTTATTAACACTTGATCCTTCTGCTTTACCATATAGACCAACGTTCATACCTGCTACGTGAGTAGCACTTGTAATACCTCTAACACCTACTGCGGCTCCTGTATCACCTGTTGCAGTAACTGCACCTAGACCGAATATACCAGTACCTCTTGTGCCACCATTTGCTTGGCCGACGCCGTATACACCGATACCAGTAATGTCAGAATCACCAGAGTCACCTGCGGCTTCACCTACTATACCGATCCTTGAACCTAAGTTCTCACCAGTGTTATCTACTGAACCGATTACTGCGGCTCCAGAGAAGTCTGCACCAGATGCTGATGCACCTGCCGCTAATACTGTTAGTGTTCCGACAGAAGTAATGTTTGGTTGTGCCGCATCTACAACAGTATTTGAAGTAACTGCATGAGTAGTGTTTGCTACTGTACCAACAATGTTGGCTGCTACGAGAGCAGATAGTCCAGCACCAGAACCTATGAATACGTTACCATGAACGTTAGCATATGTATTGACTGAAATGACTTCACTAGTGTTTGTGACATCTGCGGCTAGAATTATCTCTGAGCCTGAATTGTCCCAACCAATGAATGCTTCTAATGGTTCAGTTGTATAGTAATTTAATATTTGACCACGATCTTTGCCATCATTTGATGATAGTACTGCGCCGTTTGGTCCGCCACCTAATTCGATAATTGGGTCTTCGACTTCAAATGAGTCTACGTTGACAGATGTTGTTGTACCGTTAACTGTCAAGTTACCTGTAATAATAGCATTACCTGACATGTTTAAATCTGCACCAGCTAGTTCGCCTGTTGCTGATATACTTCCTGTGCCAATTGCTCCTGTTACTGTTAGTGCGCCTAGGGTACCGACTGTAGTAATATTAGTTTGAGTGGCTGTTCCAAGTAAACCATTTAATGTAGTTGCAGTAACTGTGGTTGCTGATAGGGTATCAGTATCTTTGTCAAAAGTAAATGTTGCATCTGCTCCGAAATCACCGTCATCATTAAAGATAACTTGAGTATTCGCTCCAGCTGGCTGTTGTAAGTCCCATGCAACACCATTAGCATACAAAAGATTGTCTGTTAATACTCTTGTTGCCGCAACGTTACCTGTAACAGTCATTATATTCGTTGCTTTATCGAATGTAAAGTTAGCGTCTCCGCCTAATGCCGCATCATCATTGAAGATGACTTGTGTATTTGCTCCGCCTATCGTTGGAAACGATTCGACAGCTCCTGAAGATTTTTTGACTGACAGTACATCTGAATCACTTAAGAAGATTGTACCTTTTCCCGCAGCCGGGGTGGGGACTGACGCCGCCGTATTTTGTTTTAATATTAACATTTCCTATTACCCTATTATAGTTAAATTTGCTTTTTCAGCATGATTCTATTTATCGTTATTTCCCGTAATCAATTTTAGTCTGGTACATATGTACCCATTAAATTGACACTAGTGCTTGTATTAACAGGAGATGCACGTAAAAGTATATTAGATCCGGATAAAACAGTAGTTAGTGTTACTAAATCTGCTCCTGTTGTTGATAATGAACCATATACTGTCATTATCGGTGTAACTCCGTCATGTACTAATAGTACTTCTAATGCCTGATATCCTGTATTATCTGACACTTTCATTGTATATTTTGCTGATCTGTATGTTGCCGCGGGGAATGAATCGATAGTAGTATTAGTGCTACCAACTGATACTGCTGTTCTACTACTATAAAAATCTTCAACAGATAATGTTGTAGAGTTTATATTTGTAGCAGATACATTACCACGTGCGGTTAATGTTTTACCAGTACCGCATATTACTACGTTAGCATTAAGACCAATGTTAACATCTGTCATTGTTGTTGTAAAGACGCCGGCAGTTGTAGTGCCTGTATCTACAGAAATAACTCCTGCTCCACCACCTGTACCGAATCGTACAGTACCTGATGTAGATATAAAATTATTACCTGCTGTATTTCCTGATGCTGTTAATAGGCCACTTGTCTTATTAAATGTTAAGCCTGTTGTTGCTCCGAAATCAGTTCCACCGTCATTAAACTGAACTTGTGTATCTGATCCTGCCGCTGTTGATCCGAATGTTACTGCGACTCCGTTTGCATAAAAGTAACCGTCTGTTTTAATTCCTAATGGTACTACGTTGCCCGTTGTCGTTAAGACACCAGTGCTTGCCATAGTGAATACATCTGCTTGTCCACCGACGCCCATTGTTACTGATGCGCCTGCTGAATCTATTGATACATTAGATGTAGTATTAAAAATTCCAGTGTGATCAAAATCTTGTGATCCATCAAATATAAATTGACCGCCGTCGCCATTAGTCATAACCATAGCGCCGTTTGCGGCTTCTGCGAGACTACCGCCACCTAAGAATATAGATGTACCAGATAGATATAAATCTCTCCATCTGCTTGTGTTTGTACCTAAGTCATATATAACATTTGCACTAGGAATCATACTACCCGTTGCATTAACATTACCTGGAACATCTAAGTTACCAGAGTTTATATTGAATGTGAAGCCTGTATTACCATAGAACGTGCCCGAGTTGTCAAAGTAAATCTGTGATGATTCTGCGTTTTGAGAAACACCAACTTCAATTAGAATTCCTTCGACATCTAATTCCCCATCAATTTCAATTGGTTGAGAAAAAAGACCTTGTAGATTTGCACCTACTTGATAAGATTCAGAAGCATTGATTATGTAAGGCATAACTGCGGCTGTATTTGCCGCAAGACCTGTTGAACCGAATGATAAAGTGCCGGCACCATCTGTAATAATTCCTTGGCCAGTCGTGCCTCCAGTGATGGTGACATTACCGATCGCACCTAAATCACTAAGTTCAGTGACTGTTAGGTTGAGGGCTGTGACGTTACCTACATTACTGATAACCTCAACGGGAGTTTCCGCTACCGAAAAACCCCCAACAGAGTTAAAGGATCTTATTGCCATTATTAAATAAACCTATATTGAGTAACCCAAACTGTTGAGTCTGTTGCTGTCGGTGTTACGAGCAGTTCTAAATCACTACCATTTAAGCCTACTGCTAGTACTCCGGGTGATCCTGTTAAGAATGTTTGACCGTATGTAACGAAATCAACAGTTGATCCATCTGTTACAGTTAGTACTGATGCTACAGAAGTATTTCCTGAAGTTGCATCTATACCTTTAACTAAGAATTCTATTCCGTTGATACCAGAAACTGCAAAACTTGCAATTGCTACTTGTGATGTTGCTGTGGTTGTAACAGTGCCTGCCGCTAGTGTTGAAATCTCACTTGCACCAATGTTAACATTGGCTGCTAAGTTGGAAGCACCACTTACTGAAACACTTGTTAGTGTACCAACAGAAGTAACGTTTGGCTGTGCCGCTGTATATACTGTACCTGAGACAAGTGCGTTTGCTACTTGACCTGATACATTTCCACCTGCTACTGCATTTGCTACTGCCGCGAACGGTACTTCACCAGTTACATTAGCACCTGTTAATGCTGTTAAACCTGAACCGTTACCTGTAAATATACCTGTATTTGCTGTAAATGCGGGTGCTGTTACAGTACCATTAACGTTTAATGGTTTGTCAAGGTCTACTTGAGCATCATCTACGATGATTATATCAGCGACACCGTTAACAGACATTGTGATGTTGCCATCTGCTGTTGCGATGTTTACATTAGATGTTCCGTTAGAAATACCTGATAGATTTAATCCGACAATATTGGCTGCCGCGATGTTTGAGATACCGAAACCGTCACCATTAAAGATGCCTGATGTAGTATCAATGTTTCCTACTGCTACTACTTTAGCTCCAGTTGTAATATTGCCACCAGATACATTACCTGTTGCTTCAACTACGCCTGCTGTTGTTAAATTTCCACCAGTTACGTTACCAGTTGCAAGAACTAGTCCTGCTGTTGTTAAGTTGCCACCTGTTACGTTACCTGTAGCATCTACTAGACCACCTGTGTTTACGTTTCCGCTGTCTACGTTACCTGTAACTGCTAGTGAAGTCAATGTTCCTAAAGATGTTACGTTTGGTTGAGCCGCTGTAGTTAATGAACCACCGATGTCTGTAAATGTACCTGTTGTACCTGCTACGTTTCCACCAGTGATGTTACCAACTGCTGATACAACTCCGCCTGTCGTTAAGTTACCACCTGCTACGTTACCTGTTGCTGTAAGACTTGTACCAGTTGCCGCTCCAATGTCTGGAGTAGTAAACTGAGCAGAAGTTTTAACAACTACGTTACCACCTGAGATGTCTGTTGTTAAGTTGTCTGTGTTTACAGAGAACTCAGTACCTGTTAATGTAAGACCTGCGCCTGCTGTGAATGAACCTGCACCTGAGAACTGAACAAAAGTAACATCAGATGTACCGACTGTTACTACTGGATCAGTCATTACCCAACCAGTATCATTATATAATGTACCTTGTTGAACAAATACAAAGTCACCACCAGCCATTTCAGTTGGAGTGTCAAAGTCTGTTGCTCTTGTTAGAACAGTTGAACTTGTATATGTGTAGATACCGTTATTCGGTAAATCACCACCTGCTTCGTCTTTAATGACGATTCTGTCGCCTACTGTAAGAGTAACGCCATCTATTGCTGTCAAAGCAACTGTTGTTGTTAATGTTGCTCCAACGCCTGCTGTACCGTTGTTATATGTTACAGTACCAGTTGACATTGCCGCATATGTGCCTGTTGATGCTACGATTGCTGGTGCTTGAACAGCAAGACCTTGTGCTACGTCATCTACATATTGTTTTGTTGCCGCATCAGTTGATGCTGTAGGAGCTCCGAGTGATTCAATTTTGAAACCACCAACGTGAACTTGTCCAGTTCCTGTAGGTCTGATTTCAACATAGTCATCTGCT